GGTAAGCCATATCTAAAACGAACAAAATCACCATCGATCCATTCGCCTTCTGCTCCTGATGCTGTAGTTTGTTTATTGAATCCTGGTTTGAAACCTAGTTTTTTTAAAGCCATAATAAACCATTATATATGAATTATATTGAAAATATACTTATTTTTTAGGCAAAACTATATTCCATTCTAGCTTAGATATCAAATCCTCTATATGTAGTATTTTAGTCTTATTTTTATTTATAAAATCTAGTATTTCTTTGACATCAAATATGACCCATTTATTGCCTGTTTCAAATACAACTTTATCGGCATTACTTTTGCTAGAAAAATGTTTTTCAAAAGTATTGTTGCCTCTTATTATCATATCCCTAACATCAAATTTATATTTAACATTAGTCCTATCTTTAATTAGGCCAGCTACTTGCCACAAAGAATTTTGATTTTTGGGTAATTCTATATCAGTTAAATGCTCTGAAAATCTATCAACAACTGTAGTCATAATAATTTAAATTTAAAATGTATCTATATGGCACGTCGTTTTTATATATTCCTCTGTGCTCTATATTGGAATTAAATATAACAATTTTGTTACTTTCTGCTTTTACAAATTTAACTTTTTTGTTTATTTTAAATTCAGTTCCACCTTCACAAGTATTTAGATAAAGAATAGCTGTTTTAGATTTTGTTCTATAATCTGTATGCCAACTTGGATCTTTCATTAGTTTATTAATTACCATATTTGATCTTACTTGTATAGGAGCTATTACATTTAACTTTTTTAATATAGGTAAAATTAAAGGTGAGTATAACTCAGAATTAACTTCTAATTCATTAAAAAAAGAATAACTAAAATATATATTATTGTTTTTATCTTCGGGAGTTGTTTTATCTCTTTTTCTCCAGGGAAATTCAGAATCTAGTATATGTGAAGTTAAATAATTAAAATTTTTTTCATTTAAAAAATTATTAACTACTTTAATTGTCATACTATGTTTTTAAATGAACACCTGTTTTTTCTGGTATAGATCCAATAAAACCTTTTAAAAAATAGTTTGCTCCTATCATTGTTTTTGTTCCTTTTGTTTGCGCAGAATGTTTTAACCAACCTGGAAAAATACATATATCACCTTCTGTAATATCTAAACTCCATCTTTCTGTATTATAAAGATTTATATTTAAAATATTGTAATCAAAATCATAAGCTTCTTGACAACTACTTGAACCTAAATGAATAGTAAATGTATTAGACCCTTTACTCTTACAATAATAAACTAAACTTATAAAAGCCCCTTTATGACTATGTATATGATGAACACTTTTATCATTTAAAGTAGCCCAGCTGTGTGTACAATATACTTCATTAGAAATTTGTAATACGTTTTTTAAATAAAAATTTATATGTTGTTCAAAAATGACATCTAAATCTTTAAATAATTTTTCTTTTATAACCATTCCTTCCTGTGAAACTTTTACTTTGTCTTTTCCATCACAAGTATAAGATAAACTTTTAATACGTTTTTCTTGTTGTTTGTTTATTCTATAATCTGTTTTGGAAATATATATTGGTATAGGTCTTAGATTTATTACATTATGTAGCATAGTTAAATAACATTTAGGGCAATTGATATTCTATTTATTTTTTTAAAACTATTTGGAACGCTATGAACCTCAGACGCATTGAATTTAATAGCTGAGTTTTGTTTTGCTTTAGTATAGTAAATTTTTTCATAATTAGGAATTGTCATATCTCTAAACATAGTTCCAAGATTATCTGGATTTAATAAATAATAAACAACAGCTTCTTTTTTAGAATCTGTTTTTATGTTATGTTTATGCCAGTTAATAAAACTACCATCAGTGTAGTTTGCCCAACAATCTAACACCTCATTATAGTTTAATTTCTTTTTAAGAACCTTTAATAAAGTCTGCATTTCTTTTTTTGTGTGTAAATCTGATGTGGTTTGTAATCCAGGATATGATCTTCCAGCATCGTCATTTGGTAATAAAGTTAATTTAGGTTTAACAAAATTTAAAATTTTTAATCTTTCTTTATTTAAAAGAACATTATTTATGCGTATCATTTAATAACAAATCAATCTTTCTTTTTAAATCAGCTATTTTAAATAAACGATCTTCGTTAATTTTTTCAAGCGTTCTAATATGTTCTTCACAAGCGTGATTGTGTTTTCTTAATAATTCGTTCATCATTTTTTCATTTGTTCTACAAACTTTTTCTGTTTGTAATAATTCATTGATTTCAAATATTTTGTCTTTTAATTCTTTTTCTGTCATTCTTAACTTTTGATAATAGCTGATGAAACAAAATGTAAATATCTAAATTTAGATTTACTAAAACTATAACTAAAACCTTGTGATAAAAAAGAAGGAAATATCATACATATACCTGGTTTGACATTAATAGAAAATTTATCACACGCTAAAGAAAATTTTCCTTTTTCTTTTTCAGGTAAATCTTTCATATATTTACCTTGTCTAGGATCATAAAATACTGGTTGAGAAGTATCTTTAGAAGCTTTTAAAATAATTATTCCTGTTAAATGACTATCTTTATGAGAATGAGGAAATACAGAAACTCCTTTATTTGGAATAAATTCTCTAGCCCATAATTCATTTAGAGCCATATTATAATTTTTTAAATCATATCCACATTCATCTAAAATATCAAAAGTTAATCTTAAAATATCCATATTGAATAATCTAAATTTATCATTTGTTAATAAAGATGGTGTTTCATAAAACACTTCTCCTTTTTTTAAATTCTTTTTTGCTTTTGCAATATAAGGATCAATGTGTTTATTAATTTCTTTAATATCTGTTTCAAACATCCAAAATGGTGTTTCAAAAAACATTTTTGTGTCTAAATTCTGAGGATCTAATTTCATACTTTTATTTTTTATTTAGCAGAAGGTAAGCCTAAATGCAAGCGTCCATCATATATGTTTTTTAAATGTTTTTTTGTTTTTGGATTGTAATGCAAAAATACTTGGCCACAAATATTTCCTTTTAAAGGTTCTCTCCAATGAGTTAATGTGCACCCTGTATAAGCTAACATATCTCCTGGTTCTAAATTAACTTCTACATTTGGTTCTATGTAAATAGGCCAAGGATCCCCGCCTAAATTTAGAGTGGTGGATAATTCACAACTTTCTCTATCTCTGTGTTTTTTTAAATCATTACCTTTATAATAAACTCTTGCATAAGCATACGTTTCAATTAACTTTGTTTTTAAAGTTTTTTCCATTAAAGGTTTTAATTTGACTAATAATGTTTCCATACCTGGATCACCGTATATAGAAAAAGCACCTAACGACTGTTCATCATTATAGCTTCCGTGAATTTGATTAGTAGGTGGTATCCAATTTTCTTCTTGAAAAGTTTTAAGTACTTTAGATTTCATTATTAAATAATCATAACAAAAAGAAGCAAGATCTTTTGAAATTGCTTTTTTAATAATTTTATAAAATTTATTTTTCATATATTTCTTCTTTTAAAAAAGAAAATAAACTTTTTTCTTTTTTTACAGCTCTATCCCAGTTCTTCTTTTTATTATTTAAATTATATACTAAAGTATTCCAAGTAGAAAGTACATCTTTTTTTGGATAAGGAGTATTTAGTAAAATAGTATTTAAATCAGTAGGATCCCAATGCATACCTGCTGCTATAGCGTGTATGCCTCCTCTTTCAAATGCATATTCAAAAATTCTTGTATAACTAGAGTATGCTAAACCTTTTAAAAGAAAAGGTTCTAAGTTAATTAAATTTTTTGACCATTCTTTATTAAAATTATTTTTCCAATAAGGAGTATCTTTCCTGTGTGATAAAGCATAATGTAAAGCTACAAATTCTGCAAATTCCCTAAACATTTTTTTACATTCATACGTAAAATTATCTTTATCCCATTGAGAAGCTTCGTTTCTTTTTAAATTTCTAACTAATGATTTTAAAAATTCGTGGACAGAAAACAAACCATTACTTTCTAACGGTTCAATAAAACCTGCGGCTAATCCAATTGCACAAACATTTTTAACCCATAATCTTTTATGAATACCTACTCTCATTTTTATATTTTTATAATCAGATTTATTTTTAGGAGCTCTTTTACCTAAATGTTTTTTTAATTGTTTTAAAGCTTCTTCATCACTAACAAATTTATCTGAATATACATAACCTGTTCCTACTCTTGACCATAAAGGAATGTTCCAAACCCAACCATTTTCTATTGCTGTACAATTTGTATAAGTTACTAATTCTTTCTCTTTGTCTTTATAAGGTATCCTAGTAGCCCAAGCAGAATTGTTAGGTAATAAATCTTCATAAGATTCAAAAGGTTCTTTTAAAGTTTTATCCATTAATAATGCTTTAAATCCAGTGCAGTCTATAAATAAATCTGCTTTATGTTTTTTATTTAAAGATTCAATACCTTCTTCATTAGTTTCAATAGAAATAACATCTTCTTTGATGTGTTTGACTCCTCTAGGTATACAATATTTATCTCTTAACCATATTCCAAACTTAGTTGCATCAAAATGAAATGCTGTATCTAAATTAAATTCAAAAGATGGAAGTAATTTATCTTTATTATAAGATATTTTATTTTGATTAATTAAAGACATAATTGGAAAAATATGATCTGCATAATCAGAATAAGGTGTTTCAGGAAAAAATTCTTTTTTTATAAACCAATCATTTTTAGATGCAACGTTTCCTTCTGTGTTTTCTAAACCAAATGGATAAAAGAAATGCTCACCTTTTTTATAAAAATCAGTGAATCTAATTCCTAATTTATAACTACCATTTGTACTAGATAAAAAATCTTTGTCTTCTATTTCTAAAAAATTAGTCCAGTTTCTAATTCCGCCTATTGTACTTTCTCCAACTCCAACTGTTGGAATATTTGGAGATTCTATTAATGTAATATTTTTATCTGGAAATGCTTTTATTAAAGTAGCTGCTGTCATCCAACCCGCAGAACCTCCTCCAACAATTAAAATATTATTTAACATAATTTATTTTTAAATTACCTGCTATTGTTTCACTATTTGATAAAGGTAAAACCATATGTGTCATAAAACTTGGAAATATAATTAAATCTCCTTGTTTACATTTTGGTTTATATATAGTTTCCATTCCTGGAAATTTTTTTTCATCATACGTAGCATCAATTAAAGCTTTACTTGGATTAAAAAATATAGTGTTTGATTCTTTAACTTTGCTATAAATTATAAAAGAAAAATCACTTTTTGGATGCGTATGTGGGTCTTGAAAATCTTTTTGTTTATAAAAATTAACCCAAATATTAAGTAGATCAATTTGAATTTTACATCCTTTAAAATAATCTTTCATAGTTTCTCCTATGGTAAACATTAAATATTGTCCTGTATCTTTATTTATTATCTTATTGTCTTCAGAATAAAAATTTGAACTTATCTTGCTTAACCAAGTTGGTTTCATTGTTTTTTTATTTAACTTTATTTTTTTAATATCAATTTTTCCTAAAAAAATAGGATAATAAAAAAAATTTATTTGTGTTGTCATTGAAATGGTTTTCCTAAACTCCAATTAACTAAAGAATATCTTACACCTTTAGTGACAGGAGAAACTTTATGATAGATGTGAGAAGGGAAAACTATTATTGTTCCTCTTGATAAAATATCTTTTGGATAAATTATATTCTGCTTTTTTGGATTAGATATGTCAAACATAAACTCTCCTCCTTTATAATCTTTCGGATCACTTAATTGTAAAGTTAATGATAGTTTTCTAATTTTTCCTCTGCATTTTTCATTAGCTGTATTAGGATAAGGTTCATCCCAACTATCACAATGCCAATCATAAAATTGATTTTTTTTATAAATTGTAAATTGACAAGATTCATTCCAGTCCCAATCAAAATTCCATCCTGCATTTTTATTTGCTATATGAATGTAAGGATTTAATTCATCATATATCCATTGTTCACTTAACCAAACAATATTTGAATTTCTTGTTTTAAGAAGGTTTTTTTTATCTTTTTTAGATAAATTATTAGATTTTATATCACCTACTTTAGCTAAAGTTTTTTTTCTTAATAAACCAATGTTTACTATATCATCACATATTTTAGCTGGAACAGCATTTTTAAAATACCAAAAAGTATGCTTTAAATTCATTTCTTTCTCTTATTTATAATAAATAGTTTAATTAATCAACTATTCCCAAACTAATGTATCTTTATTCCAAATTCTGTTTTGTGGTGTTCCTGTATCACTTAATGTAGTTTTAAATGTTCCTATTGATTCATCATAAGTTATAGGTAGTTTTTTAGATAACTCTCCGTCCATCCAATTTATTTTTGTTGGATAAGGAATTGGATATGTCCAGTCAGTTCCTTCTGCATTTAAAACCATTCCATTTTCTGGTTTTGCAGGAATGAAAATATCTTTAACAGGATCATATGTTCCACCTATTTGAGCATTTCTTAATCTAAATGCATCACTAAATGAGCATTGTTTATAGCTAAAAATACCTTCTTCACCAAATAAATTTTGACAATAAGTTTCTCCATCTACGTGCATATCATTTTCACCTAGTGGTCCATTAGCAGTAGCTACATCATTACCTACTTTAACAACATTAACCACTTCATTTAAAATATTTAATTTTGCAAATGTTGCCATATTAATCTACCGATAATGTTCCTGACACGTTAAATGTTGCTAATTTATCTCCTCCAGGATGATCTGTAATTGTATTACTTCCTGGTGCAACAGTTGTAGAGAATTCAGAAGGATATCTAAATACCACTTGTCCACTTCCACCGTTTCCACCTCTACTTGATGGTCCTGGTCCTCCTCCAGATCCGCCACCACCAAGTCCATTTGATCCATCTCCTGCTGGAATACCTTGGTTTGAGCCTCCTCCACCAGATCCTCCTGGTTGATTACTTCCGTTAGCATACCAGCCGCCTCCGCCGCCGCCAGCATATGTTATAGATGATCCTGAAATATCTGTTGATGTTCCATCACCACCTCCTAGACCTCTAGTGTTTCCCGATGCGCCACCACCGCCTCCACCTCCACCAACGTTTCCTGGTGAAATTGGTTGACCGTGAGTTCCTGGTGATCCTTCAGGTGGTGTAAATCCACCAGCATTACCAGCTCCTACAATAGAACTATAATAAGTTCCTGATCCAGCACCTCCTGGATTTCCAGCAGGGCCTGGAGGGTTTCCTCCACCACCTCCTGTTGAATAATATAATACATTAGGTGCAGATAAATAAATTTCACTATTTCCTCCTGGATTTCCAGGTCTGTTTGATCCGTGAATAGGTGGTCCTCCTGAAGCAGGTTGTCCTGTTCCACCAGCACCAACTGTTACAGTATAAGTTGTTTTACCATCAATTTCTAATTGAGTTCCTCCTGGCCAAGATGTTCTCATTCCACCTCCACCTCCTGCAGGCGAATGACAAGCAGAACAACCTGCTCCACCTCCAGCTACGAATAGAATATCAAAAAGTCTTAGTGGTTTACCGCCACCACGGCCAAAACCTCTTCCCGAAGCTGATCCAAATGAACCAATTAATGGCATCTTTCTTTATTCCTCCTATTATGCAAATTGCGTTTGCGCTGCTAACACTGTGAAAGTAGAACCTGCAGTTTTAATTGCAGTGTATGTGTAAACATCACTTGATGAAACGTTTCCAGCAGTTGGTGCGCTTCCGCCTTGCCAAACTGGAGTTACTCCTGTTCCATCAACTTTTACTGTTGTGTTATAGTACGCTGTTGCGTTTTGCTTTGAAATATATGCTACTGTGATAGACTCACCTACATCCATAGTTGAATCTAGTGAATTAGAACCATCACCTCTTAAATTGACAGTAAAGTTTGCATCAGCTGCTGCTGTGCTTAAAACAACACCTTGTGTTTGTGTATCAAAGTCAATGTCAGAATCAAATGAACCAGATACAGTTACTTTTTCTGCAAGTCCTTGAATTTTACCTGCACCATTAAATGTAACTTTACCTAATCCTTTTGGTGTTAAATTTAAATCAATATTTGTGTCATCACCTGTAGCAGAAATATTTGGAGTACCTGACGCTGCTGCGTTAGTTACTGTTATTTCATTTACAGCTGTAGCTGTTTTAGCAAATTTAATGTATTCGTTATTTGAATCATCTTCAACTGCTCCACCATTATCTACAACGATATCATTACCATTTGTATCTAAGATACCAGATAATGTTGGTGTGTAGTCAGATGAAACTTTTGTAAAATTTGTATCAACAACATCTGTTCCATCAGAGTAAACCATTTTCTTACCTTTGTCAGTAGTTCCCCAAGTAACACCATTACCTGATGAAGTTTTAACAGTTACTGTAAAAGCACCTGATGTTGCGTTTTCGATAATGTAAGTTTTTTCAACTGAATCAGGAATAACTACGTTTACGTTTCCTGTGATTGTTCCAGTTAATTTGATAACAGCATCTTTACCATTTGATAAAGCACCGTTT